GGAATCGTCAAATACACTGCGGCGCTTTTTACCTCTCAAGGTCGAACCAATATCAGTCTTATCGAATACGGGAGTATCATCATCTCGTCGACTTGATCCACCCGACTGACCACCACCATTACCATCAATGTTGATATTCTGTTGGGCGCTTTCTTCTAGGTCATAAATTTTCATTTTAGAACGATCAATACCAACAAGGAATCTGCGATAATAGCTCAAATCACCCCATCGATTCTTGAGTTGTTTTAGCATCACCTGACCGAGCTCATCAAGGTGTTCAGAAGTTATGATTCCAAGAATGCAATCAGCAGTGTGAGTGATACCCATAGACTCAGAGGTATTGGTGAGATCCACATCAGAGTTGCCGTAGCCGTCACGATTAAACTGAGAGCTAGTAACAACGGCACAATTAAATTCCATAGCGAGACCACGTATTTCCTCCGCAATTGATTTGACAAGTGTGTATGAATTGGCAGCTGCAGCGCCACGGACACGAGAGGATGCACAGATGTTGAGGTAATCAACAAACACCACGTCAGGTACAAAGCCCTTCTTCATTCGTAATTCATTTAGAAGATGCCGAAAATGACCAGCATGTGCCGATCCAGTCGGATATTCTTTAATCACCAGTTTACCCGGTGTCTTGGTCTTATATCGACCCATTCTTTTTTCATAAACGTCTCGTGGACACTCACCAAGTTCATCTAGTGTGATATCCATGATATTGGCATCAATACGTCTACCAATTTCTTCTTCAGCCATTTCCATGGTGATATACAACACATTCTTGCCATACATCAAATGGTTGGCTGCAAAGTGACATTTCAAAAGAGATTTACCACCACCAGTAGTGGCAAGTAGTACAGTCATTGATTTCCGAGGCAGCCCACCCTTGGTGACCTTATTCAAAATATCAATATCAAACGGAATTCTTTCTTCCTTTCGGTGATAGTATTCATAGCGATCTTCGAACTCTTCAAGGAAGTCGTGACCAACACTAGAATCAAAGTTGATTCCTAGCGAATCAGATAAGATTTTTGGTATCGATCCCTTATCATTTTCTTTATCTTGCCCATCAAGAATCAGAATCGCCTTACGGATTGAATTGTATAGGTCTTTATCTTGGCAAAATTTCTCTGTTTCAGCAATCAAAAATTCATTGCTGGTATCCTTGTCGACCTCTAATTGATCGACAGCTTGCATTACATTAACATAAGTGTCTTCGTTTAAATCTTTTCTTTTATCGATGCTGAGTTTAAGAGCCTCCACTGAGGGAGGCTCCTTGTATTGCTCAACATAATCAACAAACGTTGAAAAGATTTTTTGAAGAGAGATTTCATCGAAATAATCTTCCTTAATATAGGGATATACCTTACGGTAGTAGTCCCCATTAAGAATCAAATTCGACAGTATCGTCTTCTCTAACATCCTCAACCTCGTCAGCCATTAGTAGTTTAAATTTACGCTCAACGAATTCATTGAATCGGGGATCCGCAACCAGACCTTCGAAAAATTCATCATCAGTCTCAATGTCTTTAGCGCGTTTCTTAGGTTCAATGATTTCACCAGTATCCATATCTACCTTATTATACCATCCTTGATTGGCCTTTGTCAAGTGCCCAGATTCAAGTGCGAGATCAAAAAGGGAAGACCATTTCTGAATGCCGGTATCATATAGTACCTTGAATGGAAGTTTTGATTTCTCTTTTACATAGCGAGATTTTTCAATATTGATCGTAAATTTAAATCCAGCAAGGTCGGTACCATCTTTCTCTTGTGCCTTTGAGATAATGAAAATCTGATTGGCAGAATAGTAGATGCCCGTACCACCGGATACGATATTTTTAGGGAACAAGCCAATCTCTTTATAGGTATGATTGATTGCAACCAATGGAATGTCTTTTCCGGTAAGTTTGGGTGTGACGATGCGGAAGAGTGATTTCAATTGTTTTGCCCGAGACATATCGGCAACTGATTTCTCATTTTCAGCATCTTCGACCTCTTTACGAGAAGCAAGGTTACCGACAGAGTCGATCATAATAAAAACTTTATCACCCTTATCAATCTCGTTCAATCGCTTAGTCAAATCAAATTTGAGTTGTTCAACGTCTTCGATTGGGATGTGTAGAACACGATTTGTATCGATGCCGATTCCTTCTAGGTATTCAGGTGTAATACCATATTCAGAATCATACAGCATTGCAATGCCGTCATCGTATTTCTTTAGATATGCTTTCATGCAATAGAGAGACAAAAGAGTTTTGAAACTCTTTGATTCACCAGCAATCACGGTCAAACCAGGGATCAGACCACCCTTGAGTGAACCACTGAAAGCAATATTCACAATTGGCAACTCTGTCTGGATAGGATCTTTCTCATTGAAGAATGTGCTCTTCGACAAGATAGATGAACCCTTGACAGAACCTGCCTTGAGCATTTTATCAAGCAGACTCATATTATTCTCCCTTCAGAATTTGATATAGCTTATCTGCAAAGGCATCAAGTTTATCATAACGGTCAGGCCAATAGATATAATCTTTCTCGGGATTAGCCTTAAGATTATTCAGCAGAGGCATGACGGCATCATAGATAAGTTGAGCCTTGGCTGCATTCGATTCAGCAGATGCACTGGTTGATTCAGCGACTGCTTTTGCCTCACGAACTACATCGAGTTCATCAGCATCGACTGCGGTAAAGCCAAAATCGAAATCAAGTATAGTTTCTTGTTTATCCATACGGATCTCCGTTATTGATGTGGGGGCCCGAAGACCCCCGACGAATTAGTTATCTTATCCTCGTGCAAGTTCTTTAAAGATAGACAGGTCGTCGTCATCATCAGTAACAGAGTTATCTTCAGAAACAGCAGGAGCTTCTGCAAAGGTAGGCTCTGGAGCCACTTGAGCAAAAGAGTTGCCTAGATCCAGATCATCTGATTCTTCCATGGGTGAAGCCGCAACCGGTTCATCTGCGGTGAGATCAAGTACTCGGTAGAGCTTGGTCTTCAATTCAGCATATGATTTGAAGTTCTTAGGATCAATCACTTCATTAAGAGAGTGCTCTTGAGTCCATACGCTTTCCATTTCAGAGTCGTCATCAAAGAGAGGTGCCGGAGCATCAAACTCAGATTTATCATAGTTGGGGTAACCTTCGAACTGCCGAATCTTCAGTCGGAAGTTTGCACCCTCCCATAGATCAAAAGGATTTACGGGATCTTCATCTTCGAAGCTAGGGTTCATCAAATCATTCAGCTTGTCGAAAATCTTCTTGCCGAACTGATAAAGGAATACCTTGCCTTCGTTTTCGGGATTCGCAGAATCCTTTACAACGTAGATGTTGGAGATATACTTGAGTCGACGCTTCTGCTTACGAGCCTGTTCTTTGTCAGCCTCGACACCAGAATTCCAGAGTTTAGAGTTGAACTCAGATACTGGATCATCTTGGTTGAGAGTGGTCAGAGAGTTTTCGATATACCAAAGACCAGTGGGGCCTTGGAAACCGTGATCCCAAATTCGCACGAACGGCATTTCTTCACCGGAAGGTGCGGGCAGGAAACGAATGATTGCGAAACCATTGCCAGCCTTGTCCTTCGTAGGCTTCCAAAATTTGCCTTCGTTTGGATCGGAGTAAGTCTTAGATGAGATTTTTTCAAGCTGCTGATTGAGCTTGTCGAGTGATTTACTGCGGTTCTTTTTGAGCGCTGCAAAATCTGTAGGTGCCATATTAGTTTCTCCTTGTATAGCGTTATATGTGCGATGTATTATCATCAACCAAAATGTTCGCGGACAATGTCTTTGAACTTCTTTTCATCAATTACTAGAAAGGGTCTGTACTTTCTAGCAGTTCTTATTATATCACGCGAGACTATTTTGTCAACCAATTTTTTATCCCAATAATCAAAAATATTTGCAAAGTGAACCAGAAGAGTAAAGGTCTCTAATGAGATCTGCTTTCGCAAATATGTAGTCATCACAATTGGATGTTGGCCATCGTGTGATACAAAGTTTGCTTGATAACTATCATCAAGCATTTTTAGATCGGATTTGAACGTATAGGAAAGTGATTCCTGCTTCTTTTTCCAATCTGTATACACCCGTTCACCTTCGTGTTCGAGTATATCTTTCACCCAAATGTTAGGTTTGACTAACATATTGGATAGAATTCTATTTATATAGTCTTCTTTCTGTGCTAATTTCGCAAAGAAGAATGCATCGTTTCGGGCTCTGAACGAATCCATCGATGCTCTAACCTTACCGTTATATTTATGGTAGTCGTACCCATCTGTGGTAAAATGTTTCTTTAAAGCAAGATATTTTACATACGCCTCAAATGAGGTCTCATTCACATAAGTCGGTGATGTTGGGCTCATCTCGTTTTACCATTTTCAAATCTACTGCTTCAGTTCGAACTTTTTCTTTTAAGATAGAAGATTTCTTAACGATATCTGCGATTGACTCAATCTCTAGGTTGTTCTTTTCTGCGTAATGAACTAGTGCATCAATGTAAGGCACACCATCAGCAATCATCTTAGATATTTCGTGGTGAATTTTTTCGGGCGTCATTTTCACGACAGACATCAAAACCTCCTATAGTAAATGAATGATTATTATATCAGGTTTTATGGCATTTGTCAACCATAAAAAACGGCCTGACCAAACGATCAGACCGTTCATTATAATACATTACCCGTATTATGTCAACCTATATTATACAGTAGAAGTGTCTGCACACAGATCCACAATAATAGGTCGATCAATGTCGATGATCTTGTGTCTACCTACAACAGGCTCACAAATCTCGACATTGTGTTGCACCATAGGGATGGCATGTAAGCCTGGCATCAACTTACTGTAGTATGATGGATTCATAAGTGGGATTACAAGACCTGCAAAAGAGGCTATAATCATCACAGCAATAATGAAGGCAGTAACTCTCTCTTCAGTTTTGCTTGACATTTTTTAGATCTCCACCTTCTCGCCAGTTCTGGGGTCAGTAACAGTGTAACCAGCTTCGGTCCACTCTTGGAGGGTTCGACACTTACGTGTCATCAAAGATCCAGTACCGATTTGGACCTTAACTTTGGCGCAATATTCACCTTCTTCATTGATTGTCGCACGATAATCGTCAACAGCAAACGCAGAAGGAGCAATAAGCACACAGCACAATGCAATAAACCTTTTCATGGTTTCGGCTCCTTAAAATATATTTTGGGGGACTTGAGTGTGAAGAAAAGTAACATTTTACTTTTTTTCACGGTAATATATATACCCGTTCTAAGAGGTTAGTTCATATTTTTTTCATTTATTTTTCTCATATAATATATTCCCAGTAGGAATAATGGGGGCATTGCACCCCCATGAGTTTAGCTAGATGGACATGCGGCTCCATCTTCAGACTGATCATATTTTTCGTCACCACAACCATATTTGTTATCGTTATTAGTATCACAAGCGCGTTGCCAATATTGCATCGTGAAAGTAAAACCTTCAGACCATGGAATATAAGCTTTACACCATGAGTGACTACCGAATGCTTCATCGTCAGTTCCATT